GACTGGGACACCCGCAGCTCGTTGATATAGCGCCAGTCGGAAACGACGACCGTTTCGGGGGCGACCTCATCGGGGCCCATCTGGATCGGGACGAAGTGGGCTAGGTTCTCGGCGAAGACGTCCGGGTTGAGGGAGCGGGCGAACTTGCCCAGGGTGACGAGCACGTCCCGATGTTTCACCTTAAAGGCCTCGTTGTGGAAGTCGCCTTCCAGATTGAGCGACCAGAGGAAGTCGTTGGCGGCGTCCTTCAGGTGAGCGGCGAAGGACGTCTTGCGCGAAGGCCGGCGGGACCACTCAAGGATGCCTTCGGCGAGGGTATCCTTCCCCGCCCTTGCGAAGCCGGAGATCAGGACAAGGGTCGGGGCGGACATGGGTTCCATTAGGCTGCGGTCTCGTTGGCCTTGCGGATGGCCTTGGCGAGGCGCGCGGCGATGCGGGTCTGGCGGCCTGACATCTTCACCTTGCGCCTGACGCGGCGGAGTTTGATGTCGGGGTTCTTGAGCAAAGCGTCGATGAGGGCCTCCCGCAGCTTGATGTGGTTGTCCATCAGAAAGGCGGGGTCTCGGGCGTAGGCTCGGCGACCGTGGGCTTCTGAGAGCCTTTCGGGTAGATCAGGTCGTAGTTGTACCAGGTGCGACCAGTCTTGCCGACGCCGCTCTTCTTGATTTCGACGCCGACCAGGCAAGTCTGGAGGAACGCCGGGCGCATGAACTCAATGAACTCGGCCTCGGTGCAGTCCACGCGGAGGAGGTCCTTGTCCTCAGCCCAGCCGCCGCCGAACTTGGCGCGCAGGAGGTTCAGCGCCTTGGGGCTCTTGCTGCTGAACTTCTTGTTCAGGCAGTTTCCCTTGTCGTCCTGAAAATGGATCATGTAAAAGATGCAGCCGTTCGGCTCCTTGGTCGTGTAGTCGATGTCGGGCTTGAACTTCCCGAACTTGAGGGGGAAGATCTTAAGTTTGTAGGTCCCGCTCACGGAGATGTCCGTGAGGGTTTTCTGTTCGTTGTTGGGTTCCATGTTAGGCGAAGTTGATAGGGGTTGCTGCGGAGGTCGGCGCGTTCAGGTCGATGGTCTGGACGTCGTCGGAGTAGCCGGGCCACTCGCCCAGTGCGGAGCAAGACTTGTAAAGGGTCACGGCCTTCTCGAAATCGGCGACCGCGTAGGACGTCAGCTCAGGCCCGAGCTCATAGACGGCCGTCGCCATAGTCTCCTTTTCGATGCAAGCGAAACGGAAGCCGCGCGGGCGTTCCTTCGTCTCAATCTCGTAGACGGTGCGGTAAAAGTGTTGCTGTAAATTATAGCGGTACGAACGCACGGCGGCGAGAAATCCCTTAGGCGAGGCGTCTAAGCAGCTTTTCAGGTCCCAAATATAGCCGTCCTCCGAGACGAGGTCGATGGCCGACTTGAGGGGACATCCGCAGTAGTCCACGGCGTACATGACTTCGGCCCTGGAGATCGTCACCTTATGCTTGGCGAGGAGATCGCGGGCGGCGCTGCTCATCTGCTCGACGGTCAGTGCGTCCTCGGACTTGAGGATTGTCTTCCCTTCGTTGAGGGTGGCGAACTCCGCCCAGGCGGCCTTGCCGGCGGTCGTGCGGCGGTCCAGTCCTTCGGGGGCTGTCGCGTAGAGCGAGCCGTAGAGTTCGGGCTGGAGCACGGCGCAGTGAATGGCCGAGCCGATGATGAGGGCCGGAGTCGGCTCCTGATCGCGCTTGAGGTACTGCTGATAGTGGAGGCCGGAAACCAAGAGGGCTTTCGCCCCGCTGTAGTTAAGTGCGGCCGTTGCGTCGTATGTCTGGCGGTCTGGTATTTGCATGGTGTGCGTCTTGGTGGGAAAGGGTCAGAGGGCGTCGTCTTCGGGAGGGCTGTCCTCCTCGACTTGTGCGGATAGCCGGTTGCAAAGGTCGAGCGCATGGTCGGCGGAGAGGGCGATGCGGTCGAGATGATTCCGTAGGGTCCGCTCATTCGCTACGATCACCTTGAGGCGGTCATACAGGGGCTTGACGTGATAAGCCTCCTCGATGGCCTCCGTGTCGAGGGCGGTCACTTCGGTCTGGGCGGCGTGGAGGCAGTCGTCGAGACGGCCGGCGTCGGCGATCAGGTCGGCAGCGGGAGTATCCGGGCGCATGGCGGCGAGTTCGGCCGTCAGCTGCGCGAGGAGGTTTCGCATATGTTCGCGGTTGGTCATTGGAGAAGGTGGAGCTCTTTGATCTCGCCGTTCGGGGCGGCGGTGAAGAAGCGGACCTGTGAGCGCCGGAGGGACGGGAACGTCTTGCGCTTCCAGGCGTTCAGGTCGGTCATGAAGTCGGCGGCCTTGCGGGCGGTCAGTTCGACGTATGGGAAACCGTCTAGGAGGATGAGCAGGGCGTATTGCTTAGGCACGGTCAGGGCGATGCGCTCGATGCCTTTGGGTAGGTCGCTCATTTGGCTTTTCTGATTTCCATCCATTCGGTTATGCTAGAGGGTAGAGAGTCGTCGCTAAAGACTTTACGGCCGAGGGCGGTATAATGAAATGCGAGTAGATCGCCGGCTTTGATGAGCCGCTTGTTCTCGGCCTGTAGTTGGGCGATGCGTTCGACGAGCTTGGACTCGACCGGGATGGCCTTAATGCGCTGCATCCTAGACATCTCGGCGACCCTTTCCTCCAGGGCTTTGATTCGGTTCTCGTAGTAGCTCATTGGCCGAACCGGGCTTGCTTCCACTTGGCGACGGTGGCGATCATCACGGCCTTGGAAATCTGACAGGTCACCATGCCAGAGCCGAGGATGTCTTCCATGACGCGGGCGAGTTCATTGCCGGCGTAGCGGAGTTCGCCGATGGTCTGGGCTTGGTTCTCGCAGCGCTTCTCGGCACGGCGGCAGGCATCAGCCCAGACCTCTTCGTTGTTAGGCATGGATGCGGGCCTCCTGCCACTCGCGCATTGCGTCGATGACTTCCTGCGGGTCGATAGTGTGGGCGTGTCGGAAGCAATAGGCGAGGGCGTCGCCGGCCTCGCGGAGGGTCTCCAGGCGTTCCTCCAGCTGAAGGATTCGGGCGTCCTTGGCGGCGAGGAGGTTGGCGTTGTGCATGGAGCCCATCGCGGCCTTGATGGGGTCGAACGGGTCGAAGTCGTCGGGCTTGCTCATCGGCGGATGACGTTGAGGAACGCGGTCTGGTTTCCGAGGATCGTGGCGACGTGCTCCTGGGGGAGGTCGATGAGCTGCTGGCCGTCCTTGAGCCAGCCCTTGCCGACGACGTAGGCCTTCGCCTTGTCGGTAAGGTCGGCGGGGATGAATGCTGTCCACGGGCGACCAGAGCCGGTGATGGTCGGGCGGGATGCCGTTGCGCCGTCGTCGTCCGTGTCCACACTGATGCCCGTGGCAGTCGCCGCGGTCATGCGTCGAAGGTAAGTAACGTTGGCCCCGATCTGTTGAGGGCTCAACCCCTGGGCGTTTACCATGACGGCCTTAGGTTCCTTGGGCAGAGTCTCGCCGGAGGCCCCGTGAAGCAGATAGGTGACGATGCCGACCTTGTTCTCTTCGCTCGCCATGTGTTGGACGAGGGTGACGTCATGATCGGCGAACCCTTCTTTGATGGCGTCCAGGAGCGAGTCGAGTTTGACGTACCTCGCTTTGAACGCCGGGTTGATTGCATTGGCCTTTGGGTTGTGCAGCGCCTTGAGGGCGGCGACAAAGGCGGCGGACGGAGTGCTGGTTTCTTTGGGCATAGGGAAAGGGTTGGTCAGTCCTTGCGGATCAGGTCGCGGATGTCGGGCTTGCCGATGCTGTCCTTCAGGACCGACAAGGAAATCTGGCGGGTCTCGCCGTCGATGACCAGGTTGAACGCCGGGCCGGCGGGCTTGATGGTCGGCGTGAGCGGCTTGGCCACGGTGCCGTCGGGGAGCAGGATGTAACGGGTGCCGGGAATGACGGCGTAGGCCTTCAGCTCGGGGACGTTAGAGGGTGCGGATTTCTTCATAATGGGAAAGGTTACAAATTAGAGGGTTTGGTCGAGTTATGTAAACTCAGTTAACGGCGCCTCGGACGGCGGCATGATACAGGAGCAAAGCGTCGGCGTTCGCAAGCGTCACGTCGATACGGCTTCCGTAGAGTTCAAGGGCGCGGGCCTTCAGGTGCGTCTTCCACTTCTTGCCGTGGTCCTTCTTCTTGCCCAGGGAGTGGGCGGCCTGCCAAGCCTGGGGGTTCACTCGGTGGATGCTCCAGCCCATGGCGACGGCGGCGCCGTAGATCATGCCGAAGTTCTGGGCGAGGCGGGCGATGGAGTAGCCAGGGATGCCCGGGTCGTAGCCGGTGAGGGAAGGTTCCTCAAGGTAGAGCTCGACGTCCTTGGCCTTGAGCGAGAGGTCGGCGATGTACTGACAGACTTCCACGTCGGACGGTGGCATCTTGTCGGCGGTGATTTCAGGCTCGCCGTCCTTCGACCACACGATGGCGCCCGATTGGCCGGGGTCTATTGCCACTAGTATGCGTCCCATGGTCAAAGGTTTTGCCGATGCTCAACGGGTCTGCGAGTCAAATAAATTGGCGACGCGGACGGCGTATTGATTCGGGCGGAAGCCGTAGGACTTCGCCCCTTCGTATCCGCGGTTCCAAGCCCCCGCCAATTGCTCGGGGGTGGGCGTGGTATAGCCATCGGCCTTAAAGCGTCTCCTGAGGCAACGCAGATAGGCGCAAGCCATCATGTCCTGGGCGGTCGCGTCCCGCCATTGCAGCCAGGAGTAGGTCGGGCGGCCTTCGGCCTTCAGCTGCGCGTTAGCGTCGGCCCACGCGGAGGCCTTCATCTGGTACTTGCCCCGCTCGCCGTGGCGGCCGATGGCCTTGCGCTGATCTGCGAGGTGCCCGGTTTCGACGTCGCCGATCGCGTTGAGGAGAGCCATGTCGGTCTTAGCCTGGGCGGATAGGCCGAGGAGGAGAAGGGCCACGACGGAAAAGCGCTGGTTAAGGGTCATAGGTTTAGTCCGTTAATAGTCAGGGTTCCGTCGAGAGTGATCTCGTATGTCTTCCCGTTGGTTGATTTGATGCTGATCTGAACGACGCCCTTTGAGCTCTTTAGCAGCTTGCGGTCTCGTTCGTTTATCTGCTTTTTCAGTGTTTCGATTTTGGCCTCTCGCCTTTTCAGGGTCTCTTCGACCTCCCTGTGAAGGACGAAAGGGCCGTCGGGTTTCATGGACGCAACCCCGGCGATGATGCTGTAGCGCCTAGGCATGTTATACCCTGCGAGGGGTGACGGAGTTGGTGACCGTGAAACCATCCGCAGGGTAGCGGTAGGAGTAGGTCAGGCCGACCCATCCGCCGGCGGCGACGTAGGCCTCCAGCTTGAGGGGCTCGACGCCGTCCTCCCAGAGGGCCTCTTCGTAGTGGGTGAGGAGCTTCTTCATCCGGCCCGAGGCGATCGCGGCCTTGGCGGACGCAATGTCTCCGCACTCGACCCGGCAGTTGATCTCGTACAGCTCCGAGAAGAGGGCCACGAGGCCGTCAGGGTGTTGGATGCTCACGACTCGGAGTCCTCGGGGATGGGGCCAGCGTCCTTGATAACGGCGCCGCGGATGATGGCGTCGTTCAGGTCATCGACGCGCTGCCGGAGGAAGTGAATCTCCTCGGACTGGTCGGCGATGATGTGGGCTTGCATGGTCAGCGCCTGATCCTGTCGGTCGCACATCGCCCGGAGAGCGTTGGCGGCCATGTGCAGGGTGGAGGCGTAGCTCCAGGGGAAGAGCCACCAGAGGCGGGGGAGGGAGTCGGGTCGGATGATGGTCATGGGTTGGTAGGGGCGGTGGGATGGGTCAGGCATTAGGATTTATACCAGCCTCTGTTAGGCTTCGTGCGCTTGGCGTAGGGGCCGCGGCGGTTGATGTTCGACCAGGACAGGTTCGCCAGCGCGATCCATGTGCGGACGGCGCCGATGGACACGCCGAGGGCGAAGGCGGCGTCGGCCTGAGACTTGCCGGCCGTGTTGAGGGCGTTCAGCTGCGGGAGTATGCCAGCCAGACGGCGGGCGGCGTGGGGGAGCACCGGGCGGGACAGCCTGATGGGGCGGTCGCCGACGGTGATCAGGTCGATGGGGTCTTGGTTCATGTGCGGTTTGGGTGGGAAGGGTTACTCGGACTTGGTCCAGCAGAGGATGGTGACCTTAGGGTTGGAGTGGGAGCCAGCGTCGCGGTACTCGACGACGTGATCGTAGCGGGCCACGACTTCGGCCTTGGCCTTGGCGGTGACGTACTTGTTGAAGTCGGCGGAGGTAGGCTCGCTCGCCAGGACGACGAGTTGACCGCGGACGTGGTCGACGCCGTACAGGGCGTAGGCGCCGAGGCCCTTGACGGAGCCTTCCCGGTCCTTGAGTTTGGCGGTCTCGCGGAAGGCGATGGCCTTGCGCTTGAGGAGTTCGGTCATGGCCCGGTCAGAGACGAGTTCGGCCTTGGTGGATTTGGTGGTCATGTGCGTTTGTGTTGGGGGGAGATTACTTGTCGCCGCGGATGCGGACGAGGGAAGGGTGGCGGAGGGAGGCATCCGGGGTGACGCAGTGGAAGGCGACCTCGGCGGTCTGGCCGATGACCTGGGCACGGCGGGCTAGCAGATCGCGGCGGGTCTCGTTGCTCATGCCCGTCCCGACGTTGACGTAGCGACGACCTAGGCGCACGACGATGCGGCCAGCCATGCCGGCGCACTTGCCTTCGCCTTCGACGACGTCCACGACCTCAGCGTCCACGGTGTCGGAGGCCTTGAGTTTCTGCCAAGCTGCGGAACGGACGCCGTGCGTATAAGGGGCGGAGGCATCCTTGACCATGACGCCCTCGAAACCTTGCGCCGTGAAGTCACGGAAGGCCTCCTCGGGCAAGACGCCGACGAGGGAGGGGACGAGCAGGAGCGAGCAGGGCTTGGGCATGGCGGCCTCGAAGATATCGGCGAGCACCTTGCGACGTTCGCGGTAGGTGCGGCTGCTCATCGAGGGGATGTCGAAGACCCAGAGGCGGGCGTCGAGGGCCGGTGCTTCCGACCTGATCTCGCCGACGTCATTGAAGAACCCTTTGCCGGCGACGGCTTCGCAGTCGAGCGTCCAGATGCCGCGGAGGGAGCCGAAGAGGCCGAGCACCTGGTCGGCGAGATGGTCGAGGGAGGCGAGGCGATTGCCACGGCGGGAGGCGAAGGACACCACGCCGATGTCGAGGTCGGCGGTGACGATCACGCGGACGCCGTCCACCTTGGGCTCGACCGCGTAGAAGGCCGGCAGTTCGCCGCAGTAGGTCTTGGCGAGCATGGCCACGCCGCGAGGAGCGGAGGGCTTGCGGGTGGAGGGACGCACGTTGAACTGCGATTCGACCTTACGGAAAAGTTCGTCGAGCATGGCGATCAGCGGGCGCGGCGGTGGGAGTTGACCTTGGCTTTGACCGGCTCCGGGCCGTTGATTGCGCGGTAGAGTTCCGGGCCGTAGAAGGTGACGGCGACGAGCCAGCCGAAGGTGAGGAAGAACGTTAGGGCGATTAGGGCTTTCATGTGCGTAGGCGTTAGGCGTTGATGGAGCGGGCGAAGGCGTTCGTCTGATTGACGAGGACGATGTAGGCGTCTTCGCAGTCGTTCACCGCGGTGTGAAGTTCTTCGATGGCGGAGAGAGGCGCGCCGGAGTTATAGGTCTTGCGGACCTTGCGGATCATGGCGTCAATGCGCTTACGGAAGACGGCGCATTCGGCTTTCATGTCTTCGAGCTGCTGGAGTTTGGAGGCGGGGGTGGGGGTCATAGGTTGTGCGGTTGTGCCCGACTACATTCACCCGCCGAATGTATTCAGTCAAACACTTTAAATCGAAACCTTTGACAGGCATAGGGTGCCCTCCGGCGAGGGTACCAGGGCGACCGGCCCTAACAGACCCGGCGCAAGGGCGGCTCCCGCGTGAAGCCCGATAGTCCCAAGTCGCCGTTGAGGTCCGTTCTGGGGTCTACTATGCCCCTTAGACTCTCCGCGTCAAGGGGTCTTAAAGGCCTCTCCTTGCCCTTCCTAGGCCGTTTGACGGCGGGAGCGTAAGAAGACCGCCATCCCCACCCCTAGGCACCCCACGGCCAAGGCCCAACCGATGTCGCGGACGGAGCGAAGGGCTAGGGTCGCCCAAGAAAGGTTCCGCTCCAGGGACTGGGAGTCGGACTTGATGCTGGACCCGTCAACGACGATTAGGGCAAGCGCCTCAGTCGAGTGCAACTGGTCG